AGAAATTGCTTGGGATATGCTGATAGCCTCTATACCCCCAGAATACGTTTCTAAGACCAACGAGACCAGCCTAACCCTACGCCTCATCAATGGCTCGGTAATCGCTTTAAAAGGCGCTGAGAAGCCAAATAACCTACGCGGACGAGCTTTGAACTTTGTTGTCCTTGACGAGTTTGCAGATATGCGTCCTGAAGCATGGTATGAAGTTCTTAGACCTTCACTTTCTGACCGTCAAGGCGGTTGCTTATTTATCGGCACGCCTAAAGGTAGAAATCACTTTTACGACATCTGGGGCAAGGGTATTGATGGTGATGCTAATTGGGCTAGCTTTCAGTACACCACTTTGCAGGGTGGGAACGTACCAGAAGAGGAAGTTGCTGCTGCCCGTAATGATCTAGATGAACGCACATTTCAGCAGGAGTACGAGGCTGCATTTGTCAACTACTCCGGCATCATTTATTATGGCTTTAGCCGTGAAGATTCCGTTCAAAGAATAGAAGATAATGGCAGCACTTTGCACATCGGTTTAGATTTTAACATCGACCCGATGAGCGCCGTTGTTTGTTTGCGTCATGGCAATACGCTGCTGGCTATTGATGAAATCGTTATGTTCGGTAGCAATACTGACGAGATGGTTTCAGAGATACGTTCTAGGTATGGCGACAGACCTGTTATAATCTACCCTGACCCAGCCTCACGGCAAAGGAAGACAAGCGCAGGTGGTAGAACAGACCTGAGCATTTTACAGAACGCAGGATTCAGCGTTAAGTCGAAGAACAGTCACGCACTGGTACGGGATCGTATAAACGCGGTAAATAGCAGGTTGCTCTCTAGTAGTGGCGACCGCTATTTGTATATAGACCCAAAATGCAAGCAGACTATCAAAGGCTTAGAGCGCCAGACATACAAAGAAGGAACGAGCCAGCCTAACAAGGACGGCTTCGACCACATGAATGATGCTTTAGGTTACTTGGTGGAATACTTGTTCCCAGTACGCACAGAACATAAGATTCAACAGCCCACAAGGTGGACTTAATGAGAAGCACAGATATTGATTACACGCACCCAGAATACGACAACAACAAGTATCGCTGGGAGTTCTTCCTTCGCAGCTATCTGGGCGGTGAGGATTACAAGGACGGCGGGTATCTGACTCGATACGTCAACGAAGATAAAGACGAATACAACCGCAGGCTTGACCTAACCCCCTTAGATAATCACTGTAAGAATATCGTGCATATCTACAGTTCTTTCTTGTGGCGCATTCCACCTGTCAGGCAGTTTAACTCTCTAGCTAATGACCAAGCAATTGCTAGCTTTATGCAAGACTCCGACCTAGACGGTAGGGGCTTCAATGCTTTTATGCGTCAGGCTCAGGTCTGGTCTTCTGTCTATGGTCATGTTTGGCTGATGATTGATAAGCCCGCATCTAATGCTGGCACAAAGGCTGAAGAGTTGGCGCAAGACATCCGTCCATATGTAACCATGTTCACCCCTGAAAACGTGATGGACTGGAAATACGAAAGGACTGCTTCGGGGCGCTTTAAACTGGTCTACTTGAAGGTTCGTGAAGCTATCGAAGAGATTAGCGACACCGAGAAGGAAACCTACTACCGTATCTGGCGTGAAGACAGCATTGAAAGCTGGAAGTCTCTTAACGAGGTAGATGAGTTCATCGAGCGCATGGATAACACGCTAGGCAAGATTCCTGCCGTGTTCCTACCTGCACAACGGTCAGTGGTTCGCGGTATCGGCATCAGTGATCTGTCAGACGCTGCCTATATGCAGAAGGCTATTTACCAAGAGCTGTCAGAGATCGAGCAGCTTATTCGCATATCTAATCACCCGACATTGGTTAAGACGTACAACACCGATGCAAGCGCAGGTGCTGGATCTGTAATCAATATGCCGGATGATATGGATAGCAACATGAAGCCCTATCAGATGCAGCCTAGCGGTCAGAACCTAGACGCTGTACGCGCTGCTATTGAAGATAAGGTGCAGTCTATCAATCGTATGTCTCACATGGGCGCTGTTCGTGGTACTGATGCAGTAACTATGTCAGGTGTTGCGATGGCTACTGAATTCCAGATGCTTAACGCGAAGCTGTCAGAGAAAGCCGATATCCTTGAGCTGGCTGAAGAGCAGCTATGGCAGTTGTTTGCAGAGTGGCAGGAAGTAACCCCAGACGTTGAGGTTTTCTACCCTGATGCGTTCGATCTAAGAGACTACGACAAAGAGTTGGTATTCCTTCAGCAGATGCGTTCTAGTGGCGTTAAGTCGGTAACACTGATGCAGGAAGTTGATAAGAAGATCGCCGACCTGATACTTGATGACGAGAATCTTGCTAAAGCGCACGTTGAAATTGAATCTACAGGCCAGTCTTTAGGCTTATTCACGCCGGAAGTTATAGAGCCTGAAGCCTAATGCCAGCAGACGTTGATCAGCTAAGAGAGGTAATAGCTAGGGCGGATAGCCACCAAGAGAAATTGGCTGCCGCTTTGGTTAAGCTAGAAGATCGCATAACTGATCTGATGGCAACTGCCCCGCTTAAGGATGGCGAGCTGTTTGATCTCGAATGGGCTATAGCGGCAAGGGTTCAGCTACGCAACGCGATAGAAGAAGAATACCTTGCAACTGTTGATGGCTTAGTGCGTGAGTATACCGTGATAGCCGATGACGTTGCGGCGATGTTGAACACTTATGCGGACGTTACTAAGCTAGATCCGAACATTATATCAGAGCTTCAGTCGATGACCTTTAAAGGGTTCGAGGACTTGGGTCAGAACTATCTTGATGCGGTTTCTAAGGAGCTTTATGAAAGCACGCTAACAGGCGCTACGTTTGCCCAGAGCTTAAGCACTATCAAGGCATCAGTTAATGCCAACCTTGGTCGGTACGCTAGTCAGGGGCTACACGATGCCCTGATGCAGTTTGATGCAACGGTAAACACTAAGATTGCCATTGAAGCTGGCGCGACAGAGTTTAAATACTATGGCTCAGATGATGAAGCTACTAGAGACTTTTGCGAAAAGCACGTTGGTAAGACTTATACCAAAGAAGAGATAGACAGTATATGGGAGGGATCGTGGGCTGGTAAGATCAGCGGCGACCCTTTCGTTGTGCGTGGTGGCTACAATTGCCGCCATAGGTTCAGAGGTGTATTCGAGGAATAAATTATGCCACAAGGTAAAGGAACATACGGCAGCAAGGTTGGCCGTCCTAAGAAAAAGAAGAAAGTAAAGAAATAAACAACTTTATGCTACAATCACGACTCACCAATACTCTTTAAGAGGCACGTTACATGAGCGATGAAATCATGGGTACAGAAGCTGAGACTGAAACAGCAGCAGTAGAAACTCAGGAAAAGACTTTTTCACAAGCAGAGCTAGACCGCATTGTTGCTGACCGAGTAGGTCGAGAACAACGCAAGTTTGAAAAGCAATTGTCAGGCATCGACATTACAGAAGCCCGCCAGTTACTCGAAGACAAGCAAGCGGCAGCAATCGAGCGCCAGAAAGAACGAGGCGACTTCGAATCTGTTTTGAAATCAACAGTCGAAAAGAAAGATCAGGAAATACAAGCGTACAAAAGCAAGCTGCAAACAACCCTAGTAGACGGTGCTTTACTAAGCGCGGCAAGCTCCAATAACGCTGTTGATCCTACCCAAGTTTCTGCACTGTTAAGAAACAACCTACGGCTGTCAGAAGACGGTAACGTAGAAGTTCTTGACGGCAATGGCACACCAAGGTATAACGATAGCGGAAATCTGCTGTCAACTGGTGAGCTGGTAGCGGAATTTTTAACGGCTAATCCTCATCATGTCCGAGCCTCTTTAAGCGGTTCAGGCAGTCAAGGTAACGCTGGTGGCTCTACACAGAAGTCTCTATCTGTGGCTGATATGGTCGATAATTGGAACGATGGCGGTAAAGAAGCCTTCGCTGCAATGAAAAAGAAATCGCCCAAATAAACCAATTTTACTAATTAATTATTTAATCTTTTGAGGATTTAAATCATGGCTGCAACTACTTCCACTACTTTAGACGACCTGTTTGTAAATATTATCGCGCAGGCGCGTTTCACTGCTGAAGAGCAATCCCTAATGATGGGTCTTGTTACTCAGTACAACATCGGTTCAGAAGCCGGTAAAACTATTCAGGTTCCTAAGTACCCAGCTATCGCCGCTGCCGACCTTACCGAAGGCACTGACATGGGTTCCACCACTGTATCAACTAGCTCTGTTTCAGTGGCTGTTGGTGAAGTTGGCGCACAGGTCTTGCTGACTGACATGGCTGCTTACGGCGCTGGCAACCCTGCTGTTGAGCTTGGTACTGTTCTTGGTAACGCTATTGCTACTAAGATGGATCAGGATTTGCTTGGCTTGTTCTCTGGCTTTACTGCTGCCTTCGGCGCTGCTGGTCAAGAAATCACTGTTGCTGATCTGTTCAAGGCTGCTGCTACTCTGCGTGCTAACAAGGTAACCGGCGTAATTAACGCTGTTGTTCACCCTTATCAGGCATACCAGTTGAAAGCTAACCTGACTAACACTTTTGCTAACCCTAACGGTGGCGACTCTCAGAACGAAGCAATGCGTAACGGCTATGTCGGTACTATTGCTGGTATCAACGTATACGAGTCTGCCAATGTTGCTATTGACGGCGCTGGTGATTCAGTAGGTGCAGTATTTGCTCCTGAAGCAATCGCAATCGCAATCAAGAAAGACTTTGGTATCGAGACTCAGCGTGATGCATCTTTGCGTGCATTCGAGCTGAACGCTACTGCCGTTTACGGTGTTGGCGAGTTGGACGATAGCTTCGGCGTTAAGATGACTTTTGACTCCGTACTTTAAGTGATAGATTCCCTGCCCTCTTCGGGGGGTGGGGTTTTACTGAGGTATGACATGGCGATAACGTATAGAGGCGAAAGGTTCGAGGGCTACAACAAGCCTAAGCGAACTACTAAACACCCAGATAAAAGCCATGCCGTCCTTGCTAAAGAAGGCGACAAGGTAAAGCTGATCCGATTTGGCCAGCAGGGTGCTGATAACAAGCCCCCTAGAAAGAATGAGAGCGAGGCAGATAAAGCCAAACGCAGATCATTTAAGGCTAGGTTTGCTACGCAGATCGAGAAAGGCAAGAAAGACAAAACCGCAAGCGCGGCATATTGGGCAGATAAGGTGAAGTGGTAATGGCATTCTCTACAGATGCAGACTTGATGCAGTTGGTTCCAGATATTCTAAATCTAGGTATTGATTTCTTTGATCAGGAACACCCAAAGGCGCAAGCAGATATTGAGCGTGAAATCAGAAACCGATGGTGGGAAAAGCGCGGTATTTCTGGTGAGCTAAAACCCGAATACTTAACTGATTCGCAGTGGACTAAAACCGCAGCGTATTTGGTTCTGTGGAAGTACGCATTGCCCCAGCTTACAAACTGGGTGGATGGTGATCGCTTCCAAAACATGATTGGCTTTTACAAGTCCCGTTACGCTGAAGAGCTTGAGGCTGTATTCCAAGACGGCGTTGAATACGATGTTGATGGCAGTGGCGCAATTGATGAAAACGAAAAGACCCCCATTAATCACGGTCGGTTAGTTCGTTAATGGATATAAAGATAAGCTCAAACGCCCGTGACATTGCCAAGCGTGTAGGCAAGAAAGGCAAAGAGCTATCAGATAGTGTAAAGCGTGCGTTATCCCGTACAGCTCAGGCTGGCGTTAATATTATTGAGGATCGCACCGCTGAAGGTCGAGGCTATAAGGGCGGCAAGTTTTCTGAATATAACCCTGTTTATGCTGCTTTTAGACGATCAAAGGGTCGGGGCGAAATCCCTGACTTACAATTTACAGGGAAGATGCTTGGTTCTATGACCACTAGGGCTAACAGCAAGCAGGCAGAAATATTCTTTAGCCGAGCTACAGAATCTAAGAAGGCGGCAATGAATGACAAAAAGCGGCCTTTCTTTGGCTTTAGCCAGAAGGAAGAAAAGAAGCTAGGCGAAATATTCTTTAGGAACTTAAAATGAGCATCAGAGAAAAGATAGCTGAAAATCTAGTTACAACGCTACAAGGCATTATTCAGCCAGTGAACATTAAGTACGTTACTAGAGAGCCGTTTGATTTCCAGAAGCTTTCTAACGCCCAGTATCCTGCAATCTTAGTACGGAGCGCAGGCGAAGAGCGTGGAGATTCTACCATTGGCGGGTCGATGACTCAGCGAATGGGTAATATTGATTATGATTTGATTTGCTACGTTAAAGGCTCGGTGATTGATGCTGCGCGGAATGATATAATTGAAGCAATTGAAGAAGGTCTTGATGTTGACCGCTACAGGGGAGGCAATGCCCTTGATACGCAGGTAACGCGCATCGAGATTGATGAAGGTTCTATAGACCCTATTGGTGGGGTTATAATGACAATTCGCGTGCTGTACCAATACACGCGCGGCACAACTTAAATTAATAAAGAGGTATTATCATGGCGACTAAAACAGGCGCATCTGGTGTTGTTCAAGTACAATTAGCTGGCACTACTACAGTCGCTGTCGGTGAAGTACGGTCTTTTACTTTCGAAGGTTCAGCAGACACTATTGAAGATTCGGTGATGGGTGATCTTTCCCGCACCTATAAGCAAGGCTTATCAACTAACACTGTATCACTCGAAGTATATTGGGATGAATCGGACGCACAGCAGCTAATTCTTGACGAGCGCGCATCAGTTGACTTTAAGGTTTACCCTACAGGAACTGGAAGTGGCGAGACCTTCTTCTCTGGCAGCGGTATTGTAACTTCACGATCTATTACTGGCGCGTTTGACGGCATGGTTGAGGCTAGTTTCTCAATTCAGTGCAGCGGAGCAATTACTGAAGCGCAAGTTTAATTAAGGGGATAAACTATGGGATTAGCTAAAGAGTTAAGAAACAGAAGAAAGTTAGAGGCGCGAGAAGTAATCGTGCCTGAATGGGGTGACGACTCTGGAGCGTTTAAGCTGTATTGCAGAAGTATTACTTGCTACGACTTAGATCAGTTGCAGAAGAAGCACCCCGACTTTTTAAGTAACACCACTATCGGCTCTATGGTCGATTTGATCTGCATGAAAGCAGAAGACGAAGGCGGCAACAAGCTGTTCGGGTCTGCTGAAGATCGCATGGATTTAATGGGCGAAGAAACTGCCGTTATTTCTGACATTGCTAATCAGATGTTTGCTCAGATTGAGTCTGTCGAGGTGGCAACAAAAAACTAAAAGCCGATTCGTTTAGGATGAATTTATTATCCTTGGCTGATCGGCTTCACCTAACAATTGCGGAAGCAGAAGCAATGCCAGTTAATCACTTTTACGAGTGGCTGGCTTACTTTCAAATAATGAGCGAATCAGATGGCTGAAAATGTAAGCATTGTAATTAAGGCTTTTGACAAGACTAAACCCGCTTTTGGTGCAGTCGGTAAGTCCTTGAAGGGTGTTACTTCAGC